GCCGGAGGTAATGGCGTCAGTACCGGATCATATTATTAATGACGGTAATGCAGCGATGTTTAGAACGCTATTGCAGGCGCAAGGCTTATTAACGGAGAAGGTTGAGTTGGAGCAACGCAATGTAGGCGATGTGGATATCGAAGCTATACGCGCTAAGTTAGCAGCCAAAGCTAAAACATCGGAATAAGGCGTGTGTGTATCGATATTATATAGGAAGAAACACGGATTAGGTTATGCGATAGGTGTTCCGATATGTACCGAATCGACGAGGGATGTCGGGCAGAGGGGCGGAATGGGCATACACCCGAAACACTTTGGCGAATATGGCGCACTGGCAGTCGGTATCGTATACAGTATTTTATGCACAGATATACGTAATCCCTGTTCGATTACTAAACGTAAGTGTACGTAAATAGAAGATTCATGGCGTATGTATAAGAAACTGCATACGCTTATTTTGCGTGCAGTAATGAAACGTTGATACAACAACGGTTGAACGTTAATCAAGTTTACATAATTAAGGTTATCGGAAGCTAGAAACGAATATTTATTCAATCGATATTCAATGCGTCAATTCAACGTTAAAGAAATCGAAATCCCCCAAGCCGCCTACTTCCGAATCGGCTTTTCTGGCGACGAATAAATCGGCGTATCAAAATTTCACTTTGACCTAGCGGAAGGCTAACGATAACAACGCATCATCATTTCGCCTTTCTAACGTAGCCTATGCGCTGTCCTACGTTCAAAGACGATAAATTGTAAGGCTCGAATATAGAAACGCTAAATCAACGCAAATACAAAGCTTAAACGAAGGGAGGCGCTAACGTGGCGTGGTTAGACGGTAAATGGTTATCTAGAACAGAACGCGAATCACTAATCGCGGAATTACAAACTTACTATGACGCACAATGCGCCGATCTTAGTACACTTAGTTATGACGAATTGGTCGAACTAGAGGCTGTCGACTCAGAACTAGAACGGCTTAAACGTATTCATCGATGTGAACTCGATACATTAGCGTTTGACATCGAATATTTCAGCGAAGCTAATAATCCAGGAAATGCCGGCAATTGGGACGGATTTACAATTACTGATCCGTCAGAATCCCCGCAGTTTCATCGTGAGATAACTGACATTCTTAACGTCGTATCTACCGATAAGGTAAACGCTAAGATAGCCGTTGCAGCACCTCGTTCTCACGCAAAGTCAACGTATCTTACGAAGGGCTTTCCGTTGCATCAGGTAGTCTATCGTAAACGTAAATACATCATTATCATATCGGAGACGCCGTCAGTATCCGGGCCCAACCTCGAATGGTTAGCGACTCAGCTTAAACATAACGAAAAGTTGCGTCAGGACTTCGGGCCATTATTATCGCCTCGTCAGCAAGAGAACGATAAAGATAACAGCTCGGAGTTTATCGCATGGCAGCCGACAAAAGACGGAGGCAAGCGACAATTAACGAAGGTAGAGGCAGCATCGACAGGTCAGGCGCTTCGTGGACGAAATTGGCAAGGAGTTCGACCAGACCTCATCGTATGTGATGATCTTGAGGACGCTAAAACTAACGCAGCAACGCCAGAACAACGTGCTAAATTGCGTGATTGGTTCGCCTCGGTAGTAATGCCGTTAGGTGATCCGAAAGGCGCCAAAACTGCGGTCGTATACATGGGAACGGCGGTAGCGCTCGACTGTCTATTGCTGAATATCCTCTATAAGCGCTCAGACTTCGAGTCAAAAGTTTATCGAGCGATAATCGAGCCACCAGTTAACGAACATCTTTGGGAGCAATGTCGTGAGATTTACGTTAATTACGATAATGCAAAGCGAGCTGAGAGCGCAGAAGCCTTCTATTTAGCGAATAAAGACGCTATGGACGAAGGTGTTCGCGTGTTATGGCAAGAGTTTCAGCCGATATGGAAGCTGATGACATGGAAATGGAACAACGGCTCGAAAGCGTTCAATACCGAGTATATGAACAATCCAATCGATGAAGAATCGCGTATATTTGCGCCTGAGAACTTCGTTTATTGGGACGATACAGAGCCGAATAAGACGTTTCCTCGAAGTGAGTATGTTATTACGATGGGTATTGACTTTGCTCTCGGAAAAGCTAGGGGAGATTTTAGTGCAGTAATTACTACTGCAACAGAACGCAAGACTGGAGTGCACTATGTAATAGATGCTTACGGCGCTAGAATCACGCCAGATAAATTCTTAGATTTAATATGCGATAAAGTACGTGAATTTACGCCAGATGCAATTGCAGCAGAAAGTGTCGCAGCACAAGAATTCTTTGTTGACGTTTTAAAGGACCAGCTATCCCACGAAGGTTATCCGGCCCATGCACGAGTTAAAAAGATTAATAACCGATCACGTAAAGAATTGCGAATAGAATCTATGTTACCGGACATTGAAAGCGGAAAGATTCGGTTTAAGCGAGGGCATTCATTATTAATAGAACAATTGGAGCGATATGGACAAGGCAGTCACGACGATTTGCCAGACGCTGCAGAAATGTCTATTCGGGTAAGTAAAAACGCGAAACGCGACTTAATACAAAAGCCAGCATGGCTATAGATTACGTAAAGGAGGCGAGATAAGAAGTGGCAATATGGAGCAAATTAGGACGCAAAACTGACGTAGAAATGAACGAAGTAGGTACAGTCACCTACACATATGACACATTTAAGCCAGGCGAACAGTTTCCGCCAGAAAACGCGATTGAGCGTATTGCGAAATATCGACGATTGAAAAAGTTATACGACGGTAAGCAAGCAGAACTGTATGACCGAGCGACAGCACTTTTAAAAGATACTCCGCACGCTAAACAGCTACAAACGCTGTATATTGCGGCTAATATTGCAGATATAATTTGTACAAAACCAAGCGATCTACTTGTCGGAGAGCCGCCGGTATTCGATTCTGGAATAGGTGACGACACGCTGCAGCAATTCGCTATCAATTCATACGTCGAGGAGAACGATCTCGTTAAACTTATTCATGAATCTGCGCTTGCTAACAGTTATAGAGGCGATTCATGGATTAAAGTACGATACGACTATCGCCAGGACTATAGCGCTCTAACATCGCGAGGATTTAACATTCCAGAAGATGCGGAAATGGAGCCAATCATTGAGCACGTCGCTGCAGATTGCGTATTTCCGGCTACGAGCTTCGGTAACGTTAAGAAGTTCAAGTCGGTAGTTATCGCAAGTGTCGAGTGGGTAGTTTCACAAAAAGAGGAGACGCCTTATCTAAACGTTGAGCATCATTTACCAGGCTATATCATTAATGAGCGATATAAATTAACGCAATATGAAGGCGGAGTCGATAACAAACACGGTTATCCGGTTCATCTATTCTTAATTGATAAAAAAGTCGGTGATAGCGAAATTGTTTCGACAGGCGTACCGTACTTACTCGTTCATCATATTCCGTATAAATCAACGGACGATCAGTGGGAAGGTAAGGGTACGTTAGAAGCGCTTGAAACGATTTTAATTGCGATTAATGACCGATTAGCTCAGCTCGATTACGTTCTTTGGAAGCACAGTGATCCGACAGCGTATGGACCGGAGCTTGGAACGGGCAACAGTGCAAGATTAACAGGCGCATATATTCCATTATCTGAAAACGATAAAACGCCAGGCTATATGACGTGGGATGGTCAGCTAAATAGCGCATTTAAAGAACTCGAAATGTTAATCGGAATGGCGTTCCAAATCGCTGAGACTCCGCAATGGCTATTCGGTACAGTACTAGGCGACCAAAACAGCGGAGGAACAGGTACGTCGCACACAGACGGTGCAGCGATTAAAGCACGCTTTATGCCTATTCTAACGAAAGTAGCTCGTATTCGAACGCACTATGACCGCGCTTTACGGGATGCGTTATATAACTGCCAATTACTCGACATTGCGCATGGCGACGCTGATTTCATGCCAGTATATCCAGTGATTCATTGGCAAGACGGTCTGCCGCATAACGAGAAAGAGCAAGCCGAGATCATGGCGATTCGTACAGGCAACAAACCTACTATTGACGTTGCTACAGCAATTAAACGCATGGACGGAGTAGATGATATTCAAGCTACCGAAATTCTGACGCGGATTGATGGCGATACAGAACGTGAAGTTGGGACAGTCGACGCTTCCGTCTTCAACAAAGAAGCTGAAACAGACAGCGCGACGGAGGAGGCTGACGTTTAATGCTAGAAGCACCTCAACCGAATTACGACTATGACGTTAAACGTCTAGTCAAAGCCTATGAGCAAGCGTTAAAAGACGTTCAGCAAGAACTTAACGCGTTATTCCTAACCGACTTTGAGCGAGCGCAGATTATCG